AACAGACGACGGATATTTACGACCGATTGGGGATAACGGAACTGAACCCATACCACCTGGAGACTGTTTTCCAGACGAACATGCACCAGGCTTACAGCAAAGGCAGGGAAAAGATGTTGGATGCGCCCGGCATGGATTTCTATTTTCCGGAATTGGAATTCCTTACCGTCGATGACGGCAAGGTGCGCGGGTCGCATGAGGACTGGCACGGCTTTCGCGCCGCAAGAGACAACCCCGTTTGGGTGCGCCTGCGGCGTCTGCTTCTGGATTACAACTGCCGATGTTCGATCGTCGGCGTATCACGTTATGAGCTGGCAGCAGCGTAACTAAAAGGAGTGAGAGATGAGTTTTATTGCTTTTGTGATGAAATCTCAGGAAGTTGGGCAATCCCCACCGACTGAAATCCAGATTGTGCCGCTCGGCATTCACACAGACAGCCGTACCGGCCACAAGTTTAAAATCACCGAGGCCGACATCGAGGCGATAGTGGCCAACACAAAAAACTTTCACAATATGCGTCCCATCGATTATGAACATCAGACCCTGAAGAACGTCGAGGCCCCTGCTGCTGGCTGGATTCCAAAGTTGCTCAGCAAGGGCAAAGACGGCTTGTGGGCAACCGCTATTGAATGGACAGACAAAGCTAAAAAATACCTGGCTGCCAGAGAATACCGCTTTCTATCGCCCGTTTTGTTTAGCTCAAAAAAAGACGTGGACGGATATTACAGGCCGGTCTTTTTTCATTCCGCTGCGCTTACAAACACCCCGGCAATCGACGGCATGGAACCGCTCGTTGCGAAGGGCGCATTTTTTAATTTTTTAACGGAGGGTCCAGTTATGGACGAAACACTCAAGAAGCTGCTCGGCCTGGAAGCCGCAGCAACGGATGAGCAGGTCAAGGAAGCTGTGACTGCTCTAATCAGCAAGGCAGAAGCCGCGTCGGGTGGCGACGGCGACGCCAAAAAGGCCGCGACGATTCCGAAGGAAATCACTGCCGCGCTCGGCCTGAAGGAAGGCGCGACCGAGTCAGAGGTCACGGGAACCATCCTTGCCATGAAACAGAACGCCGAAAAAGCTCCACCGGCCAGTGAGATAGAGGATCTCCGGAACAGGCTCAATAAAAAGGATGCGGACGAAGCGGTCGCGCTCGCGATGAAGGAAGGAAAGATCACCGCAGCTCAGTTCCCTTGGGCATCCGATTACGCCACAAAAGACCTTAAGGGGTTTGAGGCGTTCGTCGCGAAGGCCGCCGTCATCGTTCCTGTCGGCAGCGTCGGTATCAAGCCGGATGAAAAGGTGGGCATCGAGATGACCGACGACCTCGCGCTGGTAGCAAAGGCGTTCAACAACTCCGATGAAGACCTTAAAAAATATGGAGGGCTTAACTGATGACAGTTTTAGCAGCAGACAGAAATACCCAGAGACGGGACGGTGATGCGGTAAACCTGCCGGTGGCAGCCTCTGTGAAAATATTCGGCGGTGCGCTTGTGGCGACCGACGCGAATGGCCGCGTAACGCCGGGCGCAGTAGCAACCACACTTAAAGGTGCTGGTCGCGCCGAGGCGCTGGCTGACAATTCTAGCGGCGCAGCGGGTGCGATAAATGTCCAGGTACGCAAGGGAGTTTTCAAGTTCGCAAACTCCCCTGGCGATGCCATCGCCGCAGCCGACATCGGCAACGACTGTTACATCGAGGATGACCAGACGGTCTCCAAAACAGATGGCACAGCCACACGCAGCGTTGCGGGCAAAATCTTCGCCGTTGATAGCGACGGCGTCTGGGTCAAATTCGAATAAAAAAAATAAGGGAGATTTAAAAACAATGAAAACACTTTTTAAAAGATTAAGCCTGCTGGCGATTATCGCCTCGGTCGGCTTTTTCCTGGTGCTTCTTTTTCACGCGCCGCAGGAGCTAGGAATAGTCGGCGTGACGCAGATCGATCATGAAGCGGAGAGCGCGCGGATCGCGCCGCTTCCGAGTGCGCAGGCCGAATGGCCGTATCTCCAAGCGCAAGAGTGGTCGCCTGATTTCCGCGACGCTTCTGTTGAGCGGGCGTTGATTACATCAAAGAAATCACCGGATAATGCATGCGCAAAATGTCATTCGCTGCGCGCCTCACCGTCTGGAGGCTGGCAAAACTATGAAGGGTTTGTCGCCGCCCTTGCCATATTTCCTTTTGGGATGATCGTTAACGCCACAAATCTGTCCAATCTTTTTGTAAATATCGTGACGACGTTTAATAAAGCGTTCGAGGTTGCTGAAAGCCAGTGGCAGAAAATTGCGATGCTCGTACCCTCTACATCAAAAACCAACGACTACAAGTGGCTGGGTAATTGGCCGAAGCTGCGCGAGTGGGTTGGTGAGAGAAACATAAAATCGCTAGAGGCTTTTGCGTATACCATCACAAACAAAAAGTTCGAATCTACTATCGCCATCGATGTTGACGACCTCGACGATGATAATGTCGGGATACTTGAGCCTCAGGCAAGGGAATCGGGCCGTGCTGCTGCACAATGGCCGGACGATCTGATAGCTGCCCTCATAAATGGCGGGTTCACTCAAACCTGTTTTGATGGACAAAATTTTTTCGACACCGACCACCCTGTTGGCGACGGTGTTTATTCCAATAAGGGAACAGGCGTGCTTTCGGCGGCCACGCTAGCGGCGTCCCAGAGCGGATACGGCGATGGACGTCAGGCGATGATGGCGGTAACGGATGACGAAGGCAACCTACTAAACATACGGCCCAACCTTTTGGTAGTTCCGGCCGCACTTGAGGCGATGGCAAAAATATTGATGACGTCGGACAAACTGTCCGACAATTCACCCAACCCCTGGAAGGGAACGGCGGAGGTTGTCGTGTGGCCGCTGCTTACCAGCACAACCAAATGGTTCCTGTTCGACACAACCCGCGCGATCAAAGCGTTGGTCTTCCAGCAGCGGCAGGCCCCCACGCCGCAGCAAATCACAAAGGCAGACAACGACCACGTCTTTATGCAGGATGAAGTTCTGTTCGGTGTGAAGGCTCGCGGCAACGCGGGGTACGGCCTCTGGCAGATGGCCTACGGCAGCGACGGAACCGTTTAGTAGTTAGCAATAAAACATGGGGCGGCGAAAGCCGCCCCTTTTAAAAAGCGTTTAAGGAGGTTTTTAAGTGCCTATTAAGATTAAATCGAAGGACACCACCTTTTGGCGGTGTAAAACCAAGTTCCACGAACAGGGGGCTGTGTATCCGGACGACCATTTCACGGACCTCGACCTAGACATCCTAAGGGAAGAGCCCAATCTAATCGTTGAGGATGTCCCCCAGGAAGATGATCCGAAAATCGACGATCCGAAAACCAGCGCGGATGAAGATAATCAAGAACCTGATTTAAAGGTTGTTGAAAACAGCGATCAGGACAATGAGGATCAGAACCCCGCTCCGCCCGCAGAAAATGTTGCCGAAAAGTCATCGCTAACCGACAGGGTAAAAAACTTTTTTAGCAAAAAGGGAAATAGCTTGGATGAAACGCCAGGGCGATGTCAGGGAATAAAATCAAATGGTGAACAGTGCGGCACAAGCGGTTTGCCTGAAGGCGAGCTGTTTTGCAGATACCATGAAAACCAGGCAGACCTTTCAAAGGAATAGCTGACCGATGGCTTACATTGTAAAAGTGGACATCATTGAGCAGTTTCCGGAAGAGGACCTGATCGCCCTCACTGATGACGAGGGTGGTGGCATGCAGGTAGATAGCCGAGTCACCGCCGCGATAACGAAAGCGGAAAGTGAAATCGATGCCTACCTTTCCATCAAGTACACGGTTCCGCTTTCACCGGTGCCGGAAGTGGTAAAAGGTTTCGCGGTGGATATTGCGATTTGCCACCTCTATTCACGGCGCTCAACCCCGCCCGAAGTTCGCAAGGACCGCTACAACGCAGCCATAGCATTCCTGGAAAAAGTGGCAGAGGGAATTGTCAGTCTCGGGGACGCCGCCCCCGCGCCGGGCAGCTCTACCCACGGCGTAAACATAACGAGCAATGACCGTGTTTTTAAGCGCGACGACATGAAGAGTTTTTAGCGTGGCTGGCGTATCGGTAACTCTCAAAATAGACCAGCTGGGGTTGAAAAAGCGGACAGCGGCCTTCCGCCGCGCTTTAAAGTCCGGGTTCGGAATCCCTCTCCACGCGTTCGGCGTTCACATGCTGCGCTCCGTCAAACAAAACTTTTTGGCGGAAGGCAGGCCGGAAAAATGGACGCCGCTTTCGGCAGCAACGATGGCGGGCCGCATCAGGCGTAAAAGAGGGATGAAAATTCTCACCGTAAGCGCGATGCTACAAAACAGCATCGCCTTTAATGTGGGACGCAACAAGGTTTCCATCGGAACAAACCTGATTTACGGCCGCATTCAGCAGAAGGGCGGGATGGCCGGGCGCGGCCGCAAAGTAAAAATACCGGCTCGCCCCTATCTATTGTTTCAGGATAGCGACATCGACATCGGCAAAAAGATGTTGCTGGATTACATCACCGGCGTGTGGAGGAACGCGGCGTGAGCTACACAATTCAACAGATCACGGACGCCGTGCTTTACGCCCTGAACCCGCTCAAAACAGGACCGCCGGGCGGCTATATAAAAACAATAAAGGCCTATCAGGGCGATTTCGAGGTAACGGATGATTTTGCGGACCTTATCGCGATATGCCCCGCCGCGCTTATAAATTTCGACGGAAGTTCATACGAGGCGGGGGAAAGCCAGTCATACGAAAGGACGATGAATTTTTACGTCCTGCTCGGCTCGAAAAACCTTCGCGGTAAAAACGAACGTTCGCGCGAGGTCTGGAAGATGATCGAGGACGTTAACGGCCTGCTGAACGGCAGGCTGTTGAAGGACCCGGATAATGCCGCGCTTGAACTGGATACAAACGTTATGAAATGCCTGGGGGAACGCTCGCTCGCCGACGTGAAAGAGGCGGTCGTTTACTCGGTGGAATATCAAATATCGATGGAGCATTACGCGCCGCCATTACCGTAAGGAGAGGTTATGAAAACAATAAAAGTCGTATCAATAACAGACACCGTGCATCCGAAGTACGGGAAGCTGGTGGTCGGCATGGAGCTGAAAATCGACGAAAAAGATTTCGGCGATCAGATATTTAAAAAGAAAACGAGCAGCCCTTCAACGGGCTCAGGGCAGGCCGCCCCTTCGACGGGTTCAGGGCAAGCAACCACAGCCCATTCAACAGGCTCAGGCCAGGCGGGCCCGGCGGCGGCAAAAGAAAAATCCGTAAACACGCAAAAGCAGGGAGGTAAAAAATAATGGTATCCGGAGTTGAAGTTCTATCGGCATTTAGAAAATCCACCGCGTGGGGAACCGCGCTTGCTTTGGGCGCGGGGCACGGCATACTGTTCGACGCCGTGTCGCTGTCCAAAAAACAGGAAAAGGTAAAGGACGATTCATCCGGCCTTTCGCACTTCAAGGTTGCCGACCAGGGACTCATCGAGTGCGCCGGCGACATCCCCGCCGAATTCCGTTACGACAGCTTCGACGTTATGCTTGCGTTGGTGATGGGCACGGCGGGCGCGCCGACGCTGGTAAGCACGTCGCTTGCTTACTCAAACAGCTATAAGCTGGCGGACAACATCGACGGCCTGTTCGGGACATTCGTGCAGAAAAAGGGCGGCGTCAATATCGACGAATATCCGTCCGTGAAAATCCTCGGCTTCACGCTGACGGGTTCAAAGGGGCAGCCGCTTAAAATAACGTTTAACGTTATCTGCGACGACAAGGACGTCTCGTCTGCCGTCAACACATCCGGCACATTCGCCAGCGTCACTTACGTGGAGACAGTCAACCGCGTGCTTTTCTCGCAGGGCGTCTTCCGCCTGGCGGATCGCTCCACTGCAGTTGCCCTTGTCGACGGAGATAAAATCTATCCGTCCGAGTTCACGCTTGTTTACAAGCGCAGCCTCACCGGCGACCATGTCTCCGAAGGCGCGAACAAAATCACGGAACCGAAAAACGACGGCAAGCCGGAATGCACGCTGTCACTCACCTTCCCGTCGTATAGCACAAAGACGTACCTGTCCGACCTCGGTAATGACCAGCGGAAGATGATGGACATCGTTTTCACGGGTGGCCTCATCGAGGACACTTCCTACAGGACGTTCAGCTT